GATGTTGATTGTCAATGCCCTACAGGCAGACAAAGGCCACGTGTTCTATGTAGCTCCAACACAAGGGCAGGCCAGAGACATCATGTGGCAAACACTATTGGAGTTGGCGCACCCCGTTGTATCCTCTAGTCACATAAACAACTTACAGATTAAACTGGTCAACGGTGCAACCATTAGCCTCAAAGGTGCCGATAGACCTGAAACCATGCGTGGTGTGTCACTGAAGTTTCTAGTGATGGACGAGTACGCCGACATGAAGCCGGAGGTATTTGAGCAGATCTTGAGACCTGCCTTGGCTGACCAAAAGGGTGGTGCACTGTTCATCGGTACACCTATGGGCCGTAATCACTTCTACGACCTGTACAAGTACGCAGAGCTAGAGGACGATGAGTCCTATCAGTCATGGCACTTCACAAGCTACGACAATGAGCTACTAGACCCAGATGAGATTGACCTAGCTAAGAAGTCTATGTCCTCCTATGCCTTTAGACAAGAGTTTATGGCATCCTTTGAGGCCAGAGGCTCAGAGATGTTTAAGGAGGAGTGGGTCAAGTTCGGTGAGACACCGGAGATAGGCGACTACTACATCAGCATTGACTTAGCTGGCTTTGAGGACGTAAGCAAGAAAAGAACTAAAAACTCTCGACTAGACGAATCAGCAATTGCAGTAGTGAAAGTCAACGAAAACGGTTGGCACTTAGAGAACATCATATATGGTAGGTGGGACTTAGCGGAGACAGCTAGAAAGATCTTTGAGGCTGTGCGAGACTACAGGCCCATCAGTGTAGGCATAGAGCGTGGTATCGCTAAGCAGGCTGTGATGTCACCGTTGATGGACTTAATGAAGCAGCGTGGTAGATTCTTTGTTGTAGAGGAGCTAACCCACGGCAACAAAAAGAAAACAGACAGAATCATGTGGGCCTTGCAGGGTAGATTTGAAAACGGTCAGATTACTCTAGGCAGGGGAGAGTGGAACAGTAAGTTTTTAGATCAACTGTTTCAGTTTCCTGACGTATTGACACATGATGACCTTGTGGATGCCTTTGCGTACACAGATCAACTGGCTAAGGTAGCCTACAGTTATGACTTTGAGATTGACGATCTTGAGGTCTTGGACGTTGTAACAGGATATTAACATGCCTACTAAATCTAAGTCAAGAGTAAATGAAGCCGGTAACTACACCAAACCCACTATGCGTAAGAACCTATTTAATAAAATCAAAGCAGGTGGCAAAGGTGGTGCCCCCGGACAATGGTCGGCGAGGAAAGCCCAAATGCTGGCAAAGCAATACAAAGCCAAAGGAGGAGGATACCGATGAGAGGTGTACCCCACTATACCAGAGAAGGCAAGGAGTGGAAAGGAAATACTCACAAAATGCCAAACGGACACTTGCATACGCATAAGTCCCACGGAAAGACAAGCCAGCGTTTGTTCCATTTTAAAGACCTAAGCAAGACTGCACAAAAGAGAGCTAAGTAATGGCTTTAGCTAAATCACAGAAGTCTCTAAAGAACTGGACTAAGCAAAAGTGGCGTACAAAGTCAGGTAAACCTAGCACTCAAGGCTCTAAAGCTACAGGTGAACGCTACTTGCCAGAAAAAGCAATCAAGTCTTTATCCGCTAAAGAGTACGCAGCCACCACTAGAAAGAAAAGAAAAGACACAAAGGCCGGTAAACAGTTTAGTAAGCAGCCCAAGCGCATTGCTTCTAAGACTAAACGCTCACGTTAAGGGTAAACAGTATGGATTATGGCGACAACGACGTTCTGTCGAGTGACGAACACCTAGAAAACTGGGTAATGGCTAAGTGTGACTCATGGCGAGACCACTATGAGTCTAATTACGCAGAAAGATTTGAAGAATTCTACCGTTTATGGCGTGGAATCTGGGCAGCAGAGGACATGGAGCGCAAAAGTGAGCGTTCACGTATCATTTCCCCTGCATTACAGCAGGCTGTAGAGTCTAGTGTAGCTGAGATTGAGGAGGCCACCTTTGGTAGAGGCAAGTATTTTGATATTACGGACGAACTTGGCGATGCTGAGTCGCAAGATGTCGTGTATTTACGGCAAAAACTGCATGAGGACTTTGAAAAGACACAAATTCGCAAGCAAGTAGGCGAATGTCTCATTAACAGTGCAGTATTTGGAATGGGTGTGGCTGAAGTAGTGCTGGAGGAAGTCAAAGAGATGGCTCCTGCTACACAACCCATCATGGACGGTCAGCTACAGGCAGTAGGTGTGAACGTCACAGACCGCACAGTAGTCAAGCTGCGCCCTGTACTGCCTCAAAACTTCCTAATTGACCCCGTAGCTACCTCTATACAAGACGCCATAGGCGTTGCTGTGGACGAGTTTGTGCCACGACACAAGGTACAACAGCTACAGGAAGAAGGTGTCTACAGGGACGTGTACGTAGGGCAGGCGGCTAGTGATTATGACCTAGAGCCAGATCAAGACCTTACTAGCTACGATGAAGACAAAGTACGCCTAACTAAGTACTACGGTCTTGTACCTCGCTATCTCTTGGAGATTGGTGAAAAGGAAGCAATGCTTGCCGATGATGAGGACATTGCTGATATTGAAGTAGAGGAACCGGAGAAAGACGAAGATGCAAGCTATTACGTCGAAGCTATTGTGGTTGTGGCTAATGGAGGCATCCTGCTAAAGGCAGAGGCAAATCCATACATGATGCAGGATCGTCCTGTAGTTGCCTTCCCTTGGGATGTGGTTCCCGGTAGGTTCTGGGGCCGTGGTGTGTGCGAGAAGGGCTACAACAGCCAGAAAGCACTTGATACAGAGCTTAGAGCACGTATTGATGCCCTAGCCCTAACTGTCCATCCAATGATGGCTATGGACGCTACACGGCTTCCTAGAGGCTCTAGACCAGAGGTACGCCCCGGTAAGATCATCTTGACCAATGGTGATCCTAAGACTGTGCTCAATCCATTTAATTTTGGTCAAGTCAGTCAGATTACCTTTGCACAGGCAGCGGAACTACAGAAGATGGTTCAGATGTCTACAGGTGCTATTGACTCCGCTGGTATCCCCGGCAGTATCAATGGTGACGCTACGGCTGCTGGTATCAGTATGTCCCTTGGTGCAATCATCAAGCGTCACAAGCGTACTCTGATTAACTTCCAGCAGTCCTTCTTGATTCCTTTTGTTAAGATGGCTGCTTGTCGTTACATGCAGTTTGACCCAGAGAACTACCCTGTCAAAGACTACAAGTTTAACACTACGTCTACACTAGGCATCATTGCTCGTGAGTACGAAGTCACACAGCTTGTGCAACTACTGCAAACCATGCCAGCAGAGTCTCCACTGTACAACACGCTGATCCAGTCAATTATTGACAACATGAACCTGTCTAATCGTGAAGAACTAATGGCTAAGCTATCTCAGGCAGAGCAAGCGTCACAGCCTACGGAAGAACAGCAACAGATGCAACAACAGGTTGCACAGGCACAGATGGCCTTCCAGCAGTCACAGACAGCGGCACTCAACGGTCAAGCACAAGAGTCTTCTGCTAGAGCGCAAAAGATTGCCGTAGAGACACAGCTTGCACCACAGGAGCTACAGATTGACCAGATTAAGGCAGTCACAGCTAACCTGAAGGCAGGAGACCAAGACGACAAAGAGTTTGATCGTCGTATGAAGATTGCCCAGACATTCTTGAAAGAGAAAGAGATTGATCTAAAAAATCAACCTGTGCAACCCACGCAACCCACGCAACCCCAGCAACCCCTCCAACTGAGACAAGGATAGACTGATGGTAGTCACACGCACAGAGCTAATGGAAATTGTAGATCAAGTTAACAAGAAGTTTAATGAACTAGAAAAAGTTATTAAAGAAGTAAAAGCATGTAACTGTGCTACAGACAAGAAAACTACAAAAACAGCTAAGAAGGCGTCGTAACATGGCAACACGACGGGCCAAGCCTATACGCAAGACTACAGGCAAGGGTGGAAACTATCGCTCTACTAAGTCTGGCGCAGGCATGACTGAGAAAGGCGTAAAAGCGTACAGGGCCGCTAATCCCGGTAGTAAGCTCAAAACTGCTGTTACAGGTAAAGTTAAAGCAGGGAGTAAAGCGGCTAAACGCCGTAAATCTTATTGCGCTAGGTCAGCAGGGCAACTAAAAAGAAGTTCCGCTGAAACTAGGAACGATCCTAACTCTAGAATTAGGCAGGCTAGACGCAGGTGGAAATGTTAATTGCCTCAAGGAGATGATTATGCCCGGATACGGTATGGGATATGGTAAAAAAGCAATGAATGGCAAGAAAAAGAAGAAGCCAATGATGAATGGCACAAAGAAAAAAATGGGTAGTCGTAGAGGCCGATAATGCTGATAGAATCAGTTGCAGCCGCTTCTGCTATCTTGTCGAGTCTGAATGGTCTGATAAAGACAGCTAATGAGTCTGGGCAGGGTATCCAGCAACTTATGGGTACGATTAGCGACTTTGGAGAAGCCCTAACAAACTTTGAAGTAGAGCGTAAGTCTAGTACCTTCAAGCCGCTTAGTCAGAGTGAAATCTTAAAGCTCACTCAGATTAAGAAAAGCTATGAGAGATACTGGAAGGACGTACACGATATATTATTAGTGGCAGATCCAGAGACTTTGGAGGCGTTCAAAAAAGCTAAGGCAGAACAGGAGCATGCTCGACAGGAGCACCTGCGCTTTATAGCTCGTAAGAAGAAAGAAAGAGACAAGTTGATACAGCAAGTGTCAGTGGGTGCTCTTGTGTTTATTCTGGGCGCTGCAATTGCAATTGGTGCATTATCTATCGTTATAAAAACATTTAGTTAAATAACACTTGACAAACAGTCAAAAGTATGCTATAATGTAAAGGTACATTAGTGTACACAAGTATTCTTTAACAAAGGTAAAATACAATGACTCAAGAGTTAGAAACTTATTTCAACAATTACTTTGCTATGTTTCGTTCAGAAGGCTGGAAGCAGCTAATCTCTGACTTAGGCAGTAATGTTGCACAGATCAACTCAGTAGAAATGACTACGGATAATGATAACTTGAACTTTCGCAAAGGTCAGTTAGCT